GTGATATAACTTCTGATATTTCAATAGTACTATTTCCAGCACCAGCAGTTAATAGAAATTTATCTTCTATGTCTATGGTCATATCATTATTAGAATCAAAATCTATATTTCCAGTACCAGCTGAAGCTATGTCTATAGTTCCACCAGTTATTGTGTGTATGTCTATGTTACCAGATGTAGCTGCTATATCTATTCCATTAGTTCCCGCATCAATGTCAATGCCACCAGCTGCATTAGATGCATCTATAATAACAGCAGTAGCTGATCCTCCATTAGCATCTAGTTCTATGCTTGTGGCAGCATCTACTTCAAAGTGAGTTAAGTCAAGACCTATAACATTTGTATTAAAATGAATTGAATCACCACTAGCCGTAAGAATGAGGTTATCAGCAGCTTCAATATAAATATTAGAATTAGTTCCATGCGATTTGATGTTTATATCTTTATCAATTGCACTATATATATTAATGGCACCATCTGCTTCTATATCTATTTCAGCTCTATGATTAGCCCCATCTACATCAGTATCTTCTTTTAATAATATTCCACCAGTAGAAGTAACTACAAAAGTATCACCAGTAGTAATAAACATATCAGCAGTTACATCAACATCAACAACAGTTGAAGTAAGATTGATACTATCCCCATTTGCTGTTATAGCAATATCCGCAGCAGAAGTTAATGTAATATCACCTGAAGTAGCTGTGGTTAATGTAATAGCACTACTATCAGTATCTAAAGTAAATCCTGCATCTACGTCTAAATCAATTCCTCCAACTGTATCTATCTTAAACGAATCGGGAGTAGTGTCAGTTGAATAAAATTCATACAGTCCATTTTGGAATACTTTATTTCCATAGAAAGGCCAACTATCACCAGACATTTCTTTTATAGATGCCCAAGAAGCTCCTACTGTATCGCCGCCATCAATTGACCACCTTGAAACTATATCTTTGTTGGCAAAGAATTTTTCACTTCTTGTTTCATCAATCCCTGGGATGTTACCTTCAGACCATCCAAATATTGAATTGTCTTGGGTATCTCCAGTTGATTTTCTGAGAAATATTATGTATGTATCTCGATCAGTTATATCTGCGTAAGGAAGGCTGTCATCTCCATCTGGAGAAGTAAAGTTTGTTGCTGTATCTGTATCTCCCCATTCTTGAGGGACATTAAGGAACATATAAGTAGCAAAGTCATTAAAGTTTTGAATATAAGTTCTTCTATCTAACCACTCATCTGAACTATCACCACCAGCAGCTAAAGCAGTAGCAACAGATACATATCCAAGATTTAAAATCCAAGAATCACCACCTTCTTCACTATCACCAACAACATTTCCATTTCTATCAGCATACCAAAAAACTGTATCTCCACCAGCACTATCACCTACGAGCATAAGTTCAAGATTAATTTGTGTAAAATCAACCCCTATTGCTGCTGCAAATTCATCTCTAAAATTAACCGTATCTGTGTAAATAGCTTCAAGTAATTCTACACCAGTAGAATACCCACCGTCACTATCACCCCAAGTTCCACCATTAAGGAAGTCATGATTTACTGTAATTCCATTAACGTTTTTTCTTTTAATACGTGCTTGAAATATATCAAAGTTATAATAATATTTAATCTCTACGCCTTCAGTATTCCAAGTTTCAAGGTTAAAAATTTCGTTAAGTTGTCTTTCAGCTACGGGAATATTTGGCTTGTTTACAGCAAGCTTTCCCCTGTTCATTGCAACACCAGGAGCTAGGCGAACATACGTATTAGTAGTATCTCCTACTCCAGGATCTACAGTTATAGAAACTACATCTGAATCTCCAGAAATTTTAAACTCACTTACTAAGGCACCTTTAATAACACCATTATTCATAGAAGTAAAATAAGACCAATTTTCTAAAAAGTCATGATCTTGTTGTGCGTTCTCAAAAACATTTCTAATTGGCCTTGCCATATCCTTTTTGTTTACTCTATCATTAGTGTCAAAAGCTTCTATTACATTATAAATAGTGGTGGAATCAAAAGCGTCATCTTTGGCTAAATCACCAACACTCCATTCTCTATACATGGTTATCTCCCGAGGTTATTTGCTGTGATTATCTTTACTCTGAAATGTCTTATTGTTTAGAAACGTTCTTTATGTCTCTGAATGAGATCTGTGTAATCTGTTTTCTTCCAAAGGCCGATTGTACTTTTTCTTCTAAGATTAGTTATCTTCCTTCTCATATATCTACGGAGAAGTTTTGATTGCTCTGGGAAGAAATATTTAATACGAGAATATTTTTCCTTATTCTCAGCACCAAGAAGTTTGGCAAATGAATCTATTTCATCTATTGCCTTACGCGCATAACGTTTATTAGAATAGTAATTTACATTCCATCCTAATAAATCCTTTCTTTTGCCATAAGTCTTTTGTCCAGGGATACCTGGGTAATTATAATCAAGTACTTTAACTCTTGGACGTTTACTGGACGGAGTATCCTTACTGTGTCCTTTGTATGAGAATTTTACATATTCAACGCTTTCGCTAAGAGTTGGTAAAGATAATAATAGTTCTTTCAATTTCACAAATTTATCTTTACTTACAAAGGAAATGAAATGTCCGATGAGATGAAGCAGAAATTGGGGACTTCTGATTCAGAGGAATGGGAAACTTTTCAGGCATGGGTTCAGGGTGAAATGTCTGAAGAGCATGAGTTTGAAGTTATTCCGATACTCAAGGAAGCTCAAGCAAACAAACTTCTGATTAATCAGATTCGTGTTTTTGATGTACTTGGGTTATTGGTTAATCCGAAAGAGAAGCAAGATGAAGAGGAGAAAGAATAATGGGACTGAATAAATCGATAACTGTACCGGGGACTAATTGGAAGTTGAAATACCATCGAATTGTTGAAATTCGATATTTTCCAAAGAATCATATGCTAATCATACTCAACTCATATCCAGATGAAACGGCACGACGTGATGGGAAGCAATCTATTTCTCCGAATCCCTGTGTTAGTGTTGCGCTTATAACTACAACACCGGTTGAAGAAACGTACACTGAAACTACCACAGATGAAGAAGGGAATGTTGTATCCACTGTTGAGAAATCTCGAATAATTCAGGGTGATCCAGTGTATGCCGAAGATGGTCTCACTGGTAATATTATGGATATCTGTTATACTTTGTTGAAGAAAGATCCAGAATGGATTGATGCCGTGGATGTTCTTGAAGAAGGACAAATATCACTTGTAGCTGAGTAATAAAGGATAACGGTGAAATGACATTGAAGAAGAGAAAAGAAGACGGAAAAAAATAAAGAATATAAAAAAGAATGGCATAAAAGAAAGTTAGTAGAAGATGTTGAATATAGAATAAAAAGAAACTTACAAAGAAGAATTAATCACGCAATAAAAGACTATAAAAAATCTGCTCCTACTATGGAATTGGTAGGATGTTCAGTAGAAGATTTAAAAAAACAATTTAGAGACGGTATGAGTTGGGAAAACCACGGTCGTTATGGATGGCATATGGACCATATAAAGCCTTGTGCTTCTTTTAATTTAATCAATAAAGAAGAACAAAAAGAATGTTTTCATTATACAAATTTACAGCCTTTACGGGCTGAAAAAAATCTAAGCAAAGCGGCAAAAATCTAAGCCGTTCCTTTAATCTCCACTAAGTTTTTTACTTTTTTCAACCGTATGTGTATGATCTTCTACCTCATTACACTTCCAGTTTTTCACTTTATGAACGTGCTCTTCCCATCTATAAAATAAATTTGGTCTAATACCGTGCATAGTACTTATAGTTTTCCCATTTCCATTTTCATCAACTTCAGACCTATGTTTGTGTCCTTCATATTAGCTTGTAATCTTTTGAATAATCCTTTATCTTCTAAGAGTTCCCTTAATTTCACCTTTTATCCTCTCTATGTTACCGCTCACTCTACGGTCTTTTTTTCTTAACTCTTCTTTTCTCCAAGCAGTAGCAATAGAATTTGTTACTGGTTTATCCATCCATACAGCTATTTTATTCCACATAGCATCATATTCTGGTTGATTCTCTTCAATAGGTTTAGAGTTATCTATAACATGAAAATCATCTCCGAATAATGCTTTAAAGCCACTTATGTTTTCTTTAATTTTTTTATCTGCTTTCTCTATAAACTCTGGTGATACAACTCGGCCTCTTTTTTTATTTCTTTTCTGTGCTGTTTCTAAACCAACTTTTACGTAAATCATTTTTGTTTCGTAGCCTTTTTTTTCAAGTTTTTTCTTTTCTCTATTTGTTGAATCAACATTACTTCCAGTTCTATCTATTGCTATTGGAAGTCTACGATCTGATGAAATTGTTAAATGGTTTTTTGTTTTTTTATTTATTGTAGGAGATATTTCTTTGTTGTATTCTTTTTGTTCTTCAGATTGCTTTTCTGAATCCAAAGGAATACCTTTTTTTTTATTTAGTTTATTCCTAATCCTGTCTGGATCATTTGCCTTAAATGAGTGAAACAGTTTCTTCCTAAGAAAACTTTTTCCACTTCCAGGTGTACCAGCGAGAAATACAGCCTTGAAAGTCCACTTGTCGTAAACGCCTTCATTAAGATTTTTTAACAACATGCCTATGCCCATCCTCTGATGATAGAGCTTTCCAATTTTTTATATAATGTTTATGATTAGGACCATTACTGGTTGTGGTAGTTCTACCGTTGCCATCTTTATTTACTTCTTCCATTAAATCTTTAAGTTTCACCTTGCTCTCCTAAAATCCTAATATTGTGTGCCACATAAGGCCACCAGCAAATGCTCCATATAATCTCTTTAAGAAATTCTTTTTCTTGCCAATAACATCCCCTTTCAGTTCTGTTGCTGCTACTACTCCAAATGCTAGTCCAAAAGAAATGACTAATCTTATCCATTCAGGAATAACAAATTCAATTGGATCACCAGATCTAAAAGCTGGTATATACTTAGAAAATATTATTCCAGCAGCAGCTGATGTAACCATCATAATAGAATCAGATACTTCATATACTGAATTCCACATCTTCTTCTTTTTCTTTTTGTCTTCTTTTAACTCTTCTTCTACTTCTTCCCTAATCTCCTTCTTGAGTTTCTCTTCTTTTACCTCGGCTATGGTTTTTTTTCTACCTGTTACCATCTTTGCCATTATTTTTCCCCTTCTTTGTCAGGGCAAGTTTCCCAGATTTATACATAAATCCAGATACCCCAGCGTATATGATTGCATTCACTATTACATCAGTTGTTACTAACGGTTTAGTAATCAAGAATGATGCCGCCGCACCTAATATTAAAGGGACAAGAATGTAGTATTTCTTGAACTTACTTTTCTTATCCAAAGTTTTTATCAATTCCGTAATTGAAACTATACCTACTATCAACGCACTATTTATACCAATACTACTTAGATCCATCTTTCTTCTCCTTCTAATTTCGTTGTTCTCTTCCAGACATTCTTCTTTTTATTTCATCACTAAACTTTGTAAGACGTTTAGTTATTTCTTTTTGTTTTGCTTGTAAGTTTTGTAAGTCTTGAGCTGCTTTAGGTTTTAAAAGTAAATAACCTGGTTTTTCCATTAAATTTGTATAAAGAGTTTCAATTTCTACCTTAAGAGTATCAAAACTTGATACTAGCTTTCTTATTTCCGCTTCCAAATGTTTATCATCTTTTTTAACCATAGGGTCTTCTTTTTCTTCTAACAGTTGTTTAAGTTTCATCTTTCTCCCCCCTTTTTTTCTTTTTAACCATTTGTTCAAAAGAAATTAGACCATTCCCAAGAGTTGGTCTTCTTATCAATGGCATTAGAGTTCCGTGATGTAAAACATTTCCACCTACCGCAGAACTAACTACTTGTTCTCTAATTTCCTTTAATTTCATTTGGTATAACCTTTATTTTGCGATCTCTGCTTAAGACGAATTTTAACTGATCTAAAACATTGTCAATAGCATTGACAATGAGTAAGCTTGATTGTGAGAATTTATTATATATATCGATTAGCTTATTAAACTTATCTCGCGTGATTTCTTCTATATCAAGAAAGTTCACGAAGACATTTGTTGGATCTACTGGTAGTTCCAAGTTAAGTGTTTTTTCATCAAAATTTTTAAAATTTATTTTAATATCCATTTTACTTCTTTAATATCTTTACATTAAAAAAGTTGTCTAAAATCTAATAGCGGCTCCAATCGTGAAATTCATGCCAGCTGGACTTAATAAAATATTTGCATTTGTGTATAACGAGATTGGTATTTTTAATATATCATACATGAAAAACGCTTGAACTCCATATGGAACGGCAACAAAGCCAATCCCTAAAGTAAACAATTCTATCTCTGGCATATTATCAATACAAATTTTAAGATTAGTTCGAAGATCTTCTATTTCTACTTGATCATCTTCTATCTGAATTTTTGCTATAGTTAAATCTTTATTACTTTCAATAAGAGCTTCTTCAGATCTTTTCAACAAATCTTCCAATTCTTTAATTCTTTCGTCCTTTGACGAATCACTCTCAGAAATTTGTCCTTCTAGAGAAACAATTATATCTCTCGCATCTTTTAGATCTTCTGTGGTTTCAGTTAAAGCGGCAACTGATTGTCTGAGTAAGTCTTTATATTGTTGAACTAAGGGGTCATCATGACTAAAAGATGAAAGTGTGAAAATAAATAGAAAACTAATTATTGTTAAGCGTCTCATTAATCTCATTAATTAACCCCTCATTACTTTCAATTCTTTCATCAATTGTTTCTACAGCATCTGTTCTGGCTTCATCATTACTTTCAGAATTATCAATAGCATCTTGAGCATCTTGTTTAATCTCATCTTGCCCTCCCCTACTACCTATTCCAATAGCAACTAGGAATATTCCTGTACCAACCCAAATTGATTTTGCAATATTTTTCTTTCCAGAAAATTGGAAGTAAGCCCCGATTCCAGCTAATATAGAAACTATTATTACGGTTACTATAGTTTCTATATTCATTAAATTCCTCCTGGCTGTCCAACAACTTCAGCTGTGGTTCCGTTAGCAGTATACTTCATTTCTGCTACATTTTTGGTAGCTCTTCCAGCTCCCACTATAGTCATATATGTTATGAAGAATGGAGAAAAGGGAATTAAGAATTCTTTAAATCTTTCCATAGAAATAAATGAGTTTTCAAAAGATCCTACGATTCCAGTTACTACTAATAATATAACTATTCCTATTGATACTCTCTTAGAGAATTTACCTTTCTTTTTTACTTCAATTCCATTAGACATCTTCTAACACCCCTTTTTCTTTTATTAAAACTTTTGTTTCTTCTATTTGTTTCTTTATTTCGTTTGCTTCTTTTTCTTCCAAAGCTTCCTCAAAAGCATATAATATTATTTTATTTATAGTTAGAGCTTTCTTTAGAACTGCTTGTCTAGCTATTCCCATTTTATTCGCCCCCATTCATTATTCTATTTAGCTCTTCTTCTAGAGTGTGAATCGTTTCCTGACTGAAATTAAAGAAGAGTGTTTTAATTCTTCCAATTTTCGCCCCTGGGACAATATTTAAGTTAAAAACTATTTCTCTTATCTTACTAGCCAAGCCAGTTTGGGAATGGAAAAACTTAAGATGGAACTCTTTATTAATAAAATCCCCTATTTTTAATGGTGCTCTAAAAGAATTTAAATTGTCTATGTAATCATTCCATTTATTAATCATTTCAAGCACAAATTGTTCTCGCAGTTCAAGAATTTCTTTAGGCTTTGCTTCAACATCACTTGAAAATAATATTGCTTGGCTCATTACATTTAATAGTAAATGTCCATTAGTTATAAGTTTTAATAAAGAAATAGAATCTTTATCTGATATTGTATGTTTTATTTTATGGTTGATAGATAAAATTGCTTGAGCTAAGTTTCTCATTAGATCAAGTATCACAGATACATCGCTTTCTGTTTCATCTACTTTATCTAATATTTTTAAAACTTCTCTATCTACAAGATCTCTTAAGCCTTTTCTTCTTGTGTAATGAAGAAATGCTTGTCCACCTACTATGACTATAATAATACCAACAAAAATAAATACAGCCCCTATTGGACCCACTGATTCTGATAGTTTAATTAAGAAGTCTGCGGAACTTGATAAATTGCTCATTTAAGTACCTACTTAGTTGTTTTATTATACGCTTCTAGTGCTTCTTTGAGCTTCTTTTTCTTCTTCTTCAAGTCCTTTTTTAAATCTTTTTCATAATCCATAGCAAGAAGATCTCTCTTGAATCTTCTCATAAGAATCTTATAACGAGGATGTTTTTCTGACATTGCACTGTATCCAAGTGCGCTTTCTTTTAACGCTCGTTCAAGCGAAAATTTTAGTTTAGACATTTCTGGATTATCTTTACTTAATGGAACAGCCTAAACATATCAATGTAAAGATAAAAGAAGAAATATATACATGGAGAGACTAATGAATTTAGACAATGTTTTTAACGAAGTTTTGATAAACGAGCTAGCAAGAGCTGATCTTAAGGGGGCTGAAAAAGCACTTAAGGACGGAGATTGGGATGAGGTTGCTAAAATTTATATACAGAATACAGAAAATCGTGGTATGGATGATCACGCCAAAGTGATAGCAGGACTTGGATCAACATTCAGACCTAAGAAGGGAGAGGAGGACGTTCTTGTCGGAAAAGATGAAGACGGAGAAACAATTACTCTTACTAAAGATGATGTTGTTGCTTTAAAGAAAGCAATTAAAAAACATATAAATTATGAGACAAAAGCAACTAAGAAAAGTAATGAGAATGCTAAAAAAGCTGCTGAGCAAAGTGAAAAAGACAGCGAAGATCTAAAAAATGCTATGCCTAAGACTGAACTTATTAAAAATAAGAATGAATCTGCCAATGAAATATATAATATTATTGATTATATTAATGGCAAGCCAAGATGGTATAAAAGAGACTAAAAATAGATTTTTTTGACGGATGTGGATCGAAAAAAATGAATGTTATAGAACTATTAAATGAAAATTTTCTTTTAGAGAAACAAGTAGGAAACTCATTGCTTTTATTAGATATTGATGATACACTACTCACAGCTCAAAATATTTTTATTTATAGAAAGCTTTCAACCGATAAGGCTGAAGTCAGGCTTACGCCTGAGCAATATGCTAAAGATCCAGCTTCTACAGTTAAGAGCAATAAACAATATTATGACTATAGAGAATTTCGTAATGCTGATAAAGTAGCTCAATCTATTAAGACTGGATTACCTATTGTTCCTAACTTAAAAGAAATGGATAGATATATTCAACGTGGTTGGAAGATTGGTATTTTAACTGCTCGCGGTATGGAAGATGTGATTGCAAAAACTATGCAAGAATGGTTAAAGATAAGAAATAAGAAAGGTGAACTTGTAGATGTTGATTTGCCAAGAAGATTAGTAAATGCTATAAATGATGACAATAAGCATTATCCAGGAGCTACAGACTTTGAAAAGAAAACTAACGTAATAAAAAAATTATCAAAGAAATTTAATCAAATTATCTTTGTTGATGATGATATAAAGAATGTAAAAGCTGTAAAAAATATGGTAAAGGAAGAAGGAATTAAAAACGTAATGGTGAAATTTGCCACAGCAAAACCAGGAGATAAGTAATGAACTTAAGAGAAGAAATGAGGTTCAATGGAATAATTGGACACAACAGATTTTTAATAAATGAAATGGCAGCTAAACATTTAGTAGATGTGATCAAAGATATTAAAGATGGTAAAATAGAACAAGCAGTGAAGGATTATAAGGGTCCGGCTGGTGGAGTAAGAAGAACGGTGAATGTTTACATTAAAAACAATCCTGGCCAAGATAATAAAAATTTTGAAGAGTTTATAAGTGCTTTTATTGAAAAGGCAAAAAAAGAAGGAGCTGATAAACCTACAAGACAGTATGTACAGAAGACTGCTGAACCAGGTAGACAAGGACAACCAGCTGCAAAGAAAAGAAACGAAAAGATGATCGTTAAAAAATATAAAAGCATTGAAGAGTTTGAAAAAAATCTTAAAGATAATATATCAGATGCTGAACTTAAATCAGAAATGAAGGATACTATAGAAGATTTAAGCGTTGGTGGCATTCACGATGATGATAAAGATATTGTCAAAAAGCTTAAAAAATTTATTAGTAATAATGAAGGAAAAAAAGCAGCAGTTAAAGCTTTAGCTGATGTTCTTTGGGGTGGAAAAATATCAACTAGAGATTTTGGATTGACCGCAGAAAGACCAGAAGGTGGGATAACACCTGAATCTATAGCAAAAGCAGATGAAAGAAGAGAAAAGATTAAAAAGAAAGAAGAAGAAGAAAAAAAGAAGAAGGGGAAGGCATAATGGAATCAGATAGAGAAGTTATATTAAAAGAAACTTATAATTATAAAGGTAACATGTTTTGGGAAAACTATATGCTTTCTAATATAGTAAGAACTGTAGCTAAAGATTTAAATGAATTTGAAAATCCAGAACTAGTAGCTGAATTTTATACTACTTTGTACGGAGAAGACTCAGCTGAACTATTTGAAGATATGATAAATAATAAAGAAGTTTTAACAGAAGCTGCTAAAGTAAAAGGAGTTCTTTTATTTGAAAGCACTGGAGAAGAGAATGTTAAAGCTTATTTAAATGAAGTAGCATTCTCTTCTGTCGGACTTGGAGGAGTAGTTTCAAATGTAGCTACAGGTACTGCGAAAAAGCAAGGAAAGGAAGTAGCCCTTGGAGTTCTTGGTGGAAAATTTTTGAGAGGCTTATGGTCTAAATTTAAAGGTATTTTTAGCAAAGGGAACTTTACTACAATTGGAGATTTTCTAAGGAATGGTTTTGATTGGGCAAAAAATCTTGTACAAGGTGGAATAGATTGGGTATCAAAATCTCCATTTTTAAGTACTATAGTTCCTATTCTTATGGTCGTTGGAACAGTTGCTGGTGCAAAAGCTCTTTTGAATAAGTTGAGAAAGAAGGCTGGTAAGGGTAAGATGTCACGATCTGAAGAAGTTTCATTTGAACGAGTAGCAAAAAAGAACGCCGATAAGGTGAAGAAGGCGAGAGAAAAAGTTCTAAATTAAGCTGCTTAATAACATAAAAAGCTTGACATTAAAATTAAACTGGTGTAAAGTATATACCAGACGACAATTATGCGTTAGCCGCTTAAATGCGGTCCGACCCTTGCCATGTATTAATTTGCATGGCAAGGTTTTTTTGTCATAAGGGGGCTTTTTATTAACTATGTTAAAAAAAACAAAGTCTACTATAAAAAGTAATGCCTCGTTAAAATATAAGATAATGTTAATAGTCTCTTTCATTTTGTTTATGGATAGTGGTACTACGCTTAATAGAATTAATGAAGACAAATTCAATAACTATGAATCTATAATACAAGAAAAAAACATAGAGATACAAGAAAAAAACATAGAGATACAAGATCTTAAATTAAAAGAACAGGAATATCAAGACTCATTAAAACGAATAGTATCTAATCTATATGAAGAAGAACTGTTTGTAGAGGCTGGTGGTGCTTCTATTGATGTTGATAAGTATGACATAAATTTAATTTATGAAGCTATTGTAAATGCTTCTCTTAATTTTAGAACCTTGATGTCTGATGTTGAGCATTACTTTGATGCAAGGAAGGAATATTTAGATAACATACCTTCTATTTGGCCTATTGCATATTCTGATTTAGCTCGTATAACTGATAACTATGGTTGGCGTATTTACCCAATGACAGGAACTCTTCACTTCCATAAAGGACTTGACATAGCTGCTGCTTCAAATTCTAAAGTTGTAGCTACAGCAGATGGCAGAGTAATAAATCATTATTTACCACCAGATGGTAATCGATATAAGGGCGACGATATATATGGTGGTATGATAGAAATAGATCATGGAAATGGATTTGTTACTCTTTATGGTCACTTATCCAAAACTTATGTAAGTGAACGTATTGGTGCTACAAATAATATAGTAGAGCGTGGACAAGTAATTGGCATAGTTGGTAACACTGGTAAGTCAAGAGGTATTCACGTACACTATGAAATTAAGTATAACAATAAATTAGTGAATCCAATGGACTTTTTAAGCTCAAATCGTACTGTTTTTATGAATGAACAGATTGACTTAAATTAATAAATAGTTTACCATATTATATGGAAAATAATTATAAACAGTTCATAGACTCGATTACTTCAGGAAGAGGAGTAGAAAATGATTTTGCATCAGTCACTTCTTTTTATGGTAGTAGAATAATAACTTCAGCAGATGGTGTTGGAACTAAAATTCTAGTAGCAATGGAATTAGAGAAATATGATACTATTGGAATTGATTTAGTGGCAATGAATGTAAATGACATTCTCACTAAAAGAGCAACTCCTTTAGGCTTCTTAGATTATATCGCTTGCCATAGAATAGAACCATTCTTTGAAGAACTTTTCTCAGGCATAGAGAAGGGATGTGAATTAGCTGAGTGTTCTTTACTTGGTGGAGAAACGGCAGTTATGCCAGAGCTATATGAAGAAGGGTATTTTGATTTAGCTGGCTTTGCAATCGGTGGAGAATATTATACAGCAGATAGGCCAAAAAGTTTAACTAAGAAAGGAGATATATTATATGGTATACCTTCTTCTGGTATACACTCAAATGGACTTACTGTAGCAAGAGGTGTATTACCAACTACGTTCTATGAAGAGCTTCTCACGCCTACACGCATATATACAAAAGAAGTAAAAGAAATAGAAGGACACGGTGGTGGAATTCGTTTAGCACATATAACAGGCGGCGGCTTTGATAATATCATTAGAACAATTCCTAGTAATCTAAAATATATATTAAATTGGAAATGGGATATACCAGAGATATTTCTTGAGATTCAAAATAGAAAAAGGTGGACAGATGAAGAAATGTCTAAAGAATTTAATATGGGCATTGGAATGGTGTTTGCTGCAATGGAAGATGATAGAAAACATTATGATGGTAAATTCATAGAGATTGGATATTTAGATGATTTTTAATGAAGACTGTTTAGAAGGAATTAAGAAGATAGACAATGAATTAGTTAATCTCGTAGTCACTTCTCCGCCTTATAATCTAGGGGACGTTTCAGTTCATAATCACATAGAGTATAATAGTTATTCAGATGATAAAAAATTTGATGAATATATTAAATGGTTAAGAGAAATATTTCTTTTTATATCTCTTAAGTTACCAAAAGATGGTAGGGTTTGTATTAATATAGGAGATCAAAAGAATGGTGCTATACCAACTCATTTTCATATTACAAAAATGATGTTACAAATTGGTTATAGTTATTTTACTACTATTATATGGAACAAATCTCAAACAGCTAGGCGTACAGCTTGGGGAAGTTGGATGAGTCCATCCTGCCCGTCATTCCCCACTCCATTTGAATATATCCTTGTATTCTATAAAGAAGAAAGAAAGCTACAACACAAAGGTGAATCCGATATAGAAAGACAAGAATATATAGATTGGAGCTTCGCTATGTGGAACTTTCCAGGTGAAGGTAAAATGAAGAAGTTCGGACATCCTGCTATGTTCCCAGAAGAAATACCTAAAAGATTAATCAAGATGTTCTCATATGTAGGCGATGTAGTAATGGACCCATTCTCTGGATTGGGAACTACTTGTAAGGTTGCTAAAGATTTAGATAGAAGATATATCGGTTTTGAAACTGATAAAGAATATTACGAAAAAACATTGGAGAGACTAAATGACTCATAAAGATATAGAAGCTCCTGGTTGGAGTTGCGGTCCTGATTTACTTAGACAACTTATTACTTATATAGAAGAACTTGAAAAAGAAAATGAAGTTCCAGTGGAACTGGTGATGCGAATAAAGTATTCGCATCTATAGAATTATATCTCACTTGATGGAGTTCAATGGAACTGTCCTTGGTGTGGAATAGTTCATCAATCTCAAGCTATTTTTGATTTAGATAATAGTTGGCATCATTTTGATGCAAGTGGTGCAAAACATAAATTACTTCTAGCTGATTTTGTGGAGGCTAAAAATGAGTGTTGAACAAGTGGTAAGAACTTCTAATCACGAAGCTATGATCCTTGATAAAGATGAAGAAAGAAGACTTAAAAAAGAAGAGAGAGAAAGATATAAATTTATTAATTCTAGAGACTTAAGTTGTAAAGAAGAACTCTTCTTAAGAAGATTACCAGCTCTAATGATGAACAAAGAAGAACTATATGAAATGTGGACCGCTCTTGGTTGTCCAATGAAAGGTGTCCCATCAGATACAGTAGAGTTACTTTTTGAGTTACACGAAAATAATGATTTTAAAATAATGGAGAAGATGAGTGGTTAAGATATTCGGATTTACAATTATAAGAACGAAATTGCTTATAGACAAAAAGAATAAATTAATTGATCAAGCTAATGAAGCAAGAAACGAAAATTTTAAAATGAAAGAGAAACTTTTTAATTTAAAAATAAAAGACTCTGGCTTAGAAATCAAGGAAAAAATAAAACAGATTAATCTATTGAAGGAATTTGAACCAAGGGAATTATATTTATTGATTCAGGATATTTTTATGGCTAAGTCCACTCCTTTAGGTTATTCAGTGGAAAAAATACTTCAATCTGGACATATAATAAATCAAGTAGAAATAATGAATGATTGGAAGTTTTTTGATCATAATAAAAATCGTTATTACTTTCCAAAATTAAATGAAAAAAAGAATCTTCAAACAACCTAAGTATACAAAATTTAAGACTCTTAATAAACTACAAGAAGTATTTAATAAATATCCTCAACAAGTACCATCTGGCATACAAGCATTTGAACATGGATTAGTGGCAGATTTTATAGACCCAATTACAAGAAGGATTCTTTCTGCTTCTGAGATAAAATGTTTTTATAATTGTGAAGTATTTGAAGTGGATCTATTAGATGGAAATCGAGTTTTAATAAAAGAAAACAATGGGAAGTTTATTATTAAGGTTGACAAGAAACAGTAATAATGTTATTGTTAATAAAGGATGAAAAATGGCTTTAGGTTAAATGATTTTCTAGCAACGGAAGGCACTCTTGCTATAGGTGAAGAACCAGAAAATATTTTTGATGAAATCAAATCACTCAGTCCTTATGATAAACTAAGCATAATTGGTTATATATTTATTTTTTCTGAACAATTTCCAAATTTGGAAGATTCTAACTCATATTTAGAATTGTCAGTAAATAGATCTGAATATGAAAGAAAAAAAGATAAGATTTGGTTCAAATTCTTTAAGAGAGAAACTATGACTAAAGTCTTTAATGTTCCTCCAGTGTTTACAAAAAATGATAATAATGTTATAATTAATAAAGAAAATGAAAGGAGTTAATAATGATAAATTATTTAGACATTGCTGAAGAAAGGAGAAAAGTAGATTTTCCACATGATAGAGAATCTTTAAAAACTGCGGGTGGTCTAGATACTAGAAAGGATGCGATACTAAGAACTGATACTAATACGGTTCTAGGAATTGTATCAAGGGGTCACGATTTGTTACCTTATGGACAGGTAATGGATTTTATGACAAAAACATTTGAGGATCTTGAGCTTCCAATTAAGCTTCTTGAATCACATTTACTTGGTGGTGGTAAAGCACTTCATCAAGAATATTTAATGGATGGATTTTCAATAGACACACCTGATGGAAGTGAGATGAGTCCAATGGCTATTGTCCACGCTGGCTATGATGGCAGTTATGGATTTATTAGTTTTGGTACTTATAGACACGTATGTCTTAACGGTGCTTGTATTGGAAATACAATTTCTAAGATACTTCTTAAGTATAGTTCTTCTCTTCTTGGGTCATCTGTACTTGATGACATAATTATGTCTACTGAAAAGTTTCTGCAAGTAGCAGAAAGGTACAATGAGATTGGTAAAGAAGACTTTGATAAGTATTTTTGGAAGATACTTCCATCATCTGAATTGAATTTTGCGTTCAAGAAAGAAATGCTTAATGAGCTTCAATCAAAGGGAGTGATTGAGTATAAGGAATCTAATTTCACAAACGGAGATTTGGAAGAGAAGCCAAAGGAAGTTTTTGATCTATCAGGTTCAATGTTAGCTTGGGATTTTTACAATGTCCTTACCGCAGTAGCTACTCATAAAATGAGAACAGCTACCGCAAGAGTTACGTCTTACAATCAAATAGCTAAAGTTTTTGAAATTTAGGAGCAACAATGGTAACACTACGAGAGAATGAATCGTTTGATAACTTAGTCAAGAGATTTAAGAAGGAAGTTGATGACGCTGGTATTTTAAAAGAGTGGAGAGAGAGACAATATTTTGTTAAACCTTCCACTAAGCGCCATCAAGATAAAATGAGGGCAAAGAGGAGAGCGTTGAATTCTCTTAGAGAAGAGAGAGAAAAAGAAAGAACAAGAAAAGGCCGATAAATGTCTGAAATAGCTTTAGTCGCTGGACGTTCTCACTATGACCTTACAGAAAGAATTTATAAACACATTAAAGAAAATAAAAATCAATGTCAATTGATAAGAAGAGAGATTACAGATTTCTCTAATGGTGAAATTTATATTAGATATTTAGATTCAATTCGTGGTAAAGATGTCTTCATTTTACAGACTTTTAATGGTGATCCTAACAAAGATCTTACAGAATTATTATTATTAGCTCATACGGCATGGGAAGCTTCTGCACGAAGAATCACATTGGTTACACCATATCTATATGGTTCAAGGCAAGATAGAAAATCTAAGCCGAGAACTCCTATAACTATCAAACTTATGGCAGATTTATTTAAAGCAGCAAAGGCTGATAGAGTGATAACTGTATCACTTCACAGCCCTCAAAGTACTGCTGCTTTCGATATTCGTTGTGATAATATTAGTACAGCTAAAATATTTATAGATAAACTATTTGAATTACACAAAGAAAATAATTATGTAGTTGTTTCCCCTGATGTTGGTGGATTAGCTAAGTGTAGATATTACGCCAATATACTTGGAGCAGAATTAGCATTTGTTGATAAGCGTAGATATGCAGCAAATAAATCTGAAATACTACACTTCATTGGAGAAGTAAAAGATAGAAATTGTTTAGTGTTAGATGATATGATCGATACTGCTGGAAGTGTAACTGAAGTTGCAAATGGATTAAAGGAAAAAGGCGCTCTAGGAATAGACTGCCTTGCTTCCCATTTAATACTGTCTGGAAACGCTATCGAAAAAATAATAAATTCCCCTTTTCGAAAAATTTATGGCACTGATTCGATCCAGCACGAATCTTTGCCAGTTTGTTTTGAACTTACAAATATAGATGAGTTATTAGCTGATGTAATTATAAACATTAATGAAGATCGTTCAGTTGGGGAACTAGTGGAGCATAAAGCATGAGTAATGATGAAGAGATAAAAGCGATTAGAGAAGACCTATCTGATATAAAAAAGCATCTTGGCCTTGACGTACAAAAAAAAGGCGAAAGAACTGAAAAGTTTATGCCAGAAAAAATATGGGTATGGGAAGATGAAGATTGGCGAAAAGAGAACTATAGAGTTGTTAGTGATGGATTTAAGTGGGAAGGAATTGAGTACACTCGATCTGATGTAATAGAGGATATGATCCAAACAGCAATTCTTGATAGAGTATATACTTTCACGCCAGAAGAAGTATCAGAGATACGGCAAGATTTTAATAAAGCAGTAGCTGAAAGTGAGCAACCTAATGAACCAGGGGTAATGTCAAGATGAAAGGACCTAACGATTTTCCATCACAGTTTGATGAACCTTCGATGGGAAAACGAATTAAAGAAACTAAAGAAAAATTTAATACATTGTTTGATTTTTATATAAAATTTAAAGAAGGCGGGGATATTATTTGGCCTGGATATCTTGAACAATATCAATTAGAAGTAATAAGAAAAGAATTAAGTAAAAACGGTTGGGCTTTAGAAGGAATGTCCTATAGTGGACAAAAGGTTACTATGATGATAGTACCGTATATTTCATATCCACCTTTAGAAAAGTGATAATTTATTAAGATAATATATGTGGATATTGAAAAAAGAATAGAAAATGTACTAATTCTCGATGATGAAAAATCAATCCTTGAAATGCTTAAGGGTGTTTTAAGAATTAGTGGGCTTAAAAATATTTTTATCTTTGACAGTATAATGGATGCTTGCAAATACATTAAACAAAATAAAGTAGAGTTTCTTATTATGGATTATAGTTTAAAAGAAACAAAAAATGTAATAGAGAATGTTTTGTTAAAAAATTTAAAGCTTTAAATCCTTATTCACCTATGCTTGGAATGACTGGATTTTCAGACAAAAGGCAAGAAATGTTAGAAGAGAGAGTTCATTACTTTTTAGAAAAACCTTTTTCTTCAAAAGAATTTATTTTAGTAATAGAAAATCTTTTATCCTTAAGAGAAGTTTATGAAGAGTTAGAAACAGCAAATTCTATCATTCAAGCACTATCAAAATCAGTAGAAGCTAGAGATTCTTATTTAAAAAGGCATTCGGCGCGAATTGCTAAATACTCTTCTAAAAGAAACCGCTCACATAAATGGCGTTTGCAAAGAATATATTGACAAATAATTCTATTCATGTTATAATTAATTAAATAAATAATTAGGAGAAGGTGAAATGGGATTGGACATGTATTTGAATGGAAATATCTTTTTTTGGGATTCTGATGAAGACAGAATAAAAGTAGATGGAAAACCAGTTAAAGAAATGAGTATTGAACTTGGGTATTGGAGAAAGTACCCAGATCTTCACGGCTTTATCGTTAGAGAGTTTGCTAATGGAGTTGATGAGTGTCAAGATATTGAACTTGGTGAAAATGATTGTGAAAAAATAGCAAAAGCTATAGAGGATGATGATCTTCCCGAAACTCAAGGTTTTTTCTTTGGCACGAGCGACTGGCATAAAGATGAGAAAGCACAAAATGCTAAAGTATTTCGTGATGCTGTTAAATGGACTAACGGTAAAGATGATGGAAAAGTTTTAACTTTTAAATCAGCTTTAGATAAAATAGATCTTAATCTTGAACATAGTAGAGTAAGTAGATATGTTGTTTACCGTGCAAGTTGGTAAGAAAAAGAAAGTGTACGAAAGACATACATGCTATACTTGTAGTGGTCAAGGAGAAATGATGACTGAATGGAGTTTCCAACCGTGTTGGGGTTGTCAAGGAAGAGGATACAATTATATAAGGAAATGGTTTAAAAGAAAATGATTTTAACTTTTATAAAAATTTTTGTTTTAGGTTTTATAGCAGGATCAATGTTTTATTATTATGTATTAGAGCCGTGGGTAAAGAGAAAAGAATAATGGGAGCTAGTAGAATAGGTTTCAACCTATTTAGAAAAGCAGGTTGGAGAAATTTACGTTTTGCTATAAAAAATAAGCGTTCAATTAAACATTTATGGGCAGATACATTCATTCAAATATGGTGTTGGATCGTAAAACATGAAATATATAATAGTGGTATTGATAACGATCCTCCAGAATGGGCTTATAAAAGATGCCATCAATATATAAGAGCTAAAAAATGAAATATTTAACTTACGGTTGGTATCTAACGAAACATAGATGTTTTGTTATGATGGCTTGCTTTAGAAGAGGGCTTATATGGAGAGGACTTAAACACGATTTAAGTAAATATTCTCCTACGGAATGGTCTGCTTATGCTCAAAGATTCTATGGAAAAGAAAAGAAAACTAATAGAGACAAGACAGGATACTATCCTCCTAACGCAACATCTAATCCTAAATATAGAAAGGCTTGGCTTCATCACGTTCATAAAAACGATCATCATTGGCAACATTATTGCTTAGTAAATGATGCTGATACTGGTGGAGTTATTGTTTTACCGATGTCAAAGAATGCAGTAAAAGAAATGATTTGCGATTGGATAGGAGCTGGTAAAGCTCAGAAGAATCCAACCACTTGTAAAGAATGGTTTCATGTAAATAAAGTACATATGCATCTACATACAGACACAGAATTATTAATTAGACAATATTTAGCGAAATGGTTTATTATATAAAATAGATTAATTACAGAATCAGTACATCTCAACCCTTATATATGTAAAGATATAGGCAAGGAATTCTATCTTACCTAATTTTACATCTATAAGGGTTTTTTTATGGTAAGTAGTGTTAAAGATGAGGCTCATCGTTTTTCTATCAAAGGGAAAGATTATGAAGTTTTTTTTGCGGAAGATGGCTATTCTGAAATTTATGAAGTCGATAATCCTGGTGAGACAGGATTCATTTTTTCTGAGTTAAAAAACTTAATCCTATTCATAAATAATATCACAGATATAGCTGAAACTAAACTTGAAGAAGGTTAAAATGAAAATTACTGATGTAGTAAATAGTGTTCTATCTGAAGAGCCAAAGACTCAGGATAAAAATAAAAAGAACTTAAAAGTTTTTTATAAAACAGATATTTTAATTCAAGGGTTTCCTGAAAGAAGAGCAAAAGAAGAGGAACCAGTTAAAGCTCTAGAGGTTAAGAAGCCTGGGACGGAAGCTGATGTAACAGCACCAACTTCTGAATCAACAATAGTAGAAGAAATCTTAAAGACATCTAATCAAGGTGAATTGACAATCCCTGCGAATGAAGCAGATAATATACAAACTCTTGAAGATTTAATTGATTATCTTGGAGATAACAAAGGAGGTGGCAAGCCAATTATTAATGATTTAGTGGAAGAAGTAATCTTAGCTGTTGCAGGTGTTGGAGCAAAACCATTAGAGAATATAGTTAATGAAGGTGATAAGATTTTCATAGATATTGACTATGGAAAAGAAAAATCAGATTCTGTAGGGCTTAGAGTAAATAAACAAAGTGGTAGTACAGCGATGTCTATATCAATGAAAAAGGACAATAAACTTATTCCTGGAGAATTTGACATAGAACAACTCAATAAACAATTAGTGTATTATCGTAATACGTTATTTGGTAGTTAATGTCTGAGTTAAAGGAGACTAAAAATTACTTTAACGAAAAAGAGTTTCAAGCAATGCTCTTTGAATATCAGGATGTTACTATCACCCACCCTGATGATATTAAGCACGTTCTGTCTACTGATCGTGTATTAGAAGTAAAACTTATTAAAGAAATAAAGAAAATAGTTAATGCGATAATTATAGTATATAGATATTATATATTTGAAGATTATGATGATCTTATGCAACACGGATTGAATGCCTGTTACACTAATTTCATGAAATTTAAACCAGAGAAGGGAACTGCATTTAATTACTATAGTATTATTGCAAAAATTAGTTTGTTAAACTATACAGATAGAAAAAAGAAACACAGGAATCATCAGAATATAGAAGATTATAATATGATATTAGAAAATAGGGAAGAAGTTAATTATGATCTATTTTTCGACAACCTAGAAGATACTTTGTCTGGAATTATAGATGAAAATTATTTGGGGAAGCAAAGAGGTGAATTCAATAGAATCGCTGTTCTAATTATAGATTATTTAAGAAAAACTAAGAAGTTTATAAGTAAGAGTGATCTATATACTTGGGGCCGTTCTTATGGAATTAAGAACAATCAAATACGTGGCTTTGTAAATGAATTAAGTCAATACAATGCAGAAATATTTGAAGGTATAAGATGAACACTATAGAAAATAGTATTCTATCTGATGACATTGAAGAAAAATCTTTAGAAGATATAATAAATAGTATAGAGGATGAGGAAGAAAAAAATATTGTCTCTTCTCAAGATTTAGTACCAATAGAAAAGAAAGACTTAGATGTAACAGATCAGGATGAGATAGCCAAAGAACTTGTTGATATGGTTCAAGGTGATAGAAAAAAAGCTGATGAAGTGTTTGATTTATTTTACGGAAATTTAGCTACTGATGCAGATAGAACTACTTCATCAAAAGAAGCTTTGACTAAAGCTCTTGAGCTTAAGATAGAAGCAAGTAAGAACATACTTGAATTAGCAAAAATTAAGGCAAGAGCAGAAGAACAAGGAAGTAAAGTAGGAGTATTCTTCGGAGGTATTTCTGCTGAAAAGGCTGGATTTAATCCTAGCGAAATTCGAGAAGTTGCTGCTGAAAGAACTTCAAAATAAATAGTTACATATTGGTAAGATAATTATGTTATGAATCAATCAACAAGTAACTTTATAGATAGTATAGAAAACAAGATAAAGAAATATCTAATACCTGTTACACTTACTGAAGCTATTAACCACATGACTGAACAAATCATTATGACTCAATACAACACTGGTAAAACAGAAAGAGTTGATATGGGAGTCGAATGGTTTTTGTGCAAAAATTCTCCGCTATATTTTTTAGTCAACTATGCTTGGATAGATTTTCCTGGTACTGGGACCATACCATTTAAACCTTATTATTTTCAAATAGAAGCATTAAAAGATTTTGAGAGTTTTCAGAAGATTGTTGTAGAGAAGACAAGACAATGTGGTATGTCTACAGTAACTTCTCTTTATTGTTTTTGGAGAGCTAATTTTCACGAAGCAGAAGAGATAGATGTTGTTTCTCTTAAACAATTAAAGGCTCAAGCTTTTGTAGCTAAAATGGATTCTACAATTAAGAAGATGCCAGTATTCTTACAAACAAGAATACTTAGAAATAATACACAATTTGTTTCATTTGAAAACGGCTCAAGAATTCTTTCTGAAAGCCAGTCAGATAACGCAGGACGTTCTGATTCACTTTCTTTATTAGTTCTTGATGAAGCAGCGCATTATCGTTCTGATAGAATGGTTCGCGGGATTATTGCTTCTTCTCAACCTACTCTAGGTAGAACAGGTGGAAAATTTGTTATGATCTCAACTCCTAATGGAGTAGCTGGAGCTGGATCTTATTACCATGAACAAGTTGTATCAGCAAGAAGTGGACTTGAAAATGATACAAAACTTATTTCTATTGATTGGTGGGAAGTTCCTGATGTTACTGGAATTCCTGGTCCACAAAAAGGTTATAATCAAAGACTTCAAGAAGCTATAAAGCAAAATTATTATAATCACGAAGCAATAAAGAAACAATTTCAAGATTTCTTTATACCAATAGCAGAGGATGCTTGGAGAGACAATCCGTGGCTTAAAAAACAAATGGACGATCTTCAAGATATTCTTTATAAACAAGAAGTTCTTCATAGTTTTATTGTTGGAGAGCATCAAGTATTTAATGAAGATGTTCTTAAAAGAGTTATGGCTGCTAGTACTGAACCAATATCTAAGAATAAGCTTGGCAAAAATAGAATAGATAACCTTTGGATCTGGAAGAATCCAATACCTAAACATAGATATATTCTTGGTGCTGATGTTTCAACTGGAACAGGAAAAGATTCAAGCTCTATTCAAATAATGGATGTTGAAACTTACGAACAAGTAGCTGAGTATAAAGGTTTTATATCAACGAAATTGTTTGGTAGATTTATTAAACAAGTAGCTCAATATTATAATCAAGCTTATGTAGTAATAGAATGTAATGGTATTGGCGAAGCTGTATTTAATGAAGTATACTATAATGATAATGATCCATATCAAAATGTCTTCAAGCAATTGAAGAAGAAGAATAACATCTCACGTATGACAGGATGGATTACAGATACTAAAACTAGAAAATTAATAACTAACGAATTAATAGACTGGTTTATTGTTGATGAATTATGGGATGAGTTTAAAGTATATTCTAATCGTTTATCTTATGAAATGTCTACCTGGGTTTGGGATGGGACTAAGCCAGATCACGCAGATGGCGCACACGATGATACGCTTATTGCTATGGCATTATGTGTTTATCTAAGAAATAAGGTAGAAGAAGCTGGTGAATCATTTCTTATTAATGATGCTGGCGATATCATAGAATATGATAGTAAAGATAATCTTGACGAAAGTGGAAATGATGCATTCGATGTTTTCTTCGGCGAGGATGAAGAAGATGTTTATGAAAAAAAACATGGAATGACAGAAGATCAATATAAATGGGTAATTAATAAATGAAATACCGTAGCAAAAAAATAAAAAAGATAAAAAAGAAAATGATTGAATATCAATCTAGAGAAGATTTAGATGATAATCAATTAAAAAGAATAGAGAAACTTAAACGTAGGCGTGAAATGCTTTTAAGTAGAGGTGGTAAGCACACAAGAAGTTCTGAAAAAATAAAAGGTGATGCAACTAATAAGAACATAGATAAGAGATATAATACTGCTAAAAGAGCTATGGAAAGAATCAATGGAAAAAGGAAGAGGAACTAATGACTAAAGTTTGTAATAAATGCGGAGTAGGAAAGGAGTTAATTCATTTTTATAAAAGAAGTGAAATGAAAGATGGGTTTAGAAGTGAGTGCAAACAATGTTATAAAATTATATCTGTTAAGAATTATAAATACGAAAAGGTTCCTGCGGAAAAAAGATACGTAGCAAAATATGATGCTAAAGAATATTATAAAAAAAATAAAGATAAAATTTTGGAACAAGGAAAAATAAATAAAAGAAGATATAGGGAAAATCCAACTCATAAAGTTCAAGATAATATCAGTAGAAGTATTAGAAAAAAGATAAAAAATTTTCATCCTGATGTTAGTAGAATTAAAGAGCATTTAGAAAATCAATTTACTAATGAATTAACTTGGGATAATTATGGAACTGTTTGGCACGTAGAACATATTGTACCACAATCTTTATATGATTTTTCAAATAAAGAAGATATAAATAGGTGTTGGAATGAAAGAAATCTTAGGCCATTAAAAGCTATAGATAATTTAAGAAAAAATAATAAATTAAATGCTGGACTAATTGAAGAATACGGAATTAAAGATTTATTACCAGTAAGTATGGAGATATAAAAGATGTTAGTCAATGGTAAGGAGATACTACCTCGTCCAGGACAACCAGAATCAATTCAATCTCAAATAAATAAATTAGAAAACTTAAAGCCCGATCTTAAGTCAGAAACTGAACCAAAGAAGGGTGAAATTTATATTACTGATGATGGAATGAGTCAAGTAGGTTTTAGTTTATTTGATAAGCAAGATGATATAGGCAGAGAAAGAAAGATCCGCTACGATTACTACAAAGAAATGGATAATTCAGAGTTTATTCATAGAGCCTTAGAGATAGTGGCTGATGATTCTACTCAGATGAATCCAGAAGGTAGCGCCATAAAAATCTATTCAGATGATGAAGAAGTAAAAACTTTATTGACAGAATTATTTAACGAAAAGCTTGATATGAATAATGAGCTTTGGTCTATAGTTTTTGAAACTTGTAAAGCTGGTGATAACTTCTATGAGGTAGTAGTTAATGATTATAAGAATCCAAAAAATGTTATCTTTCTCAGATATTTAGAGCCAGAGAAAGTAGATAGAATAGAAGAGAATGGTAGACTTTCTTATTATACATATAAAACTCAAGAGAAACCAAAGGATGAAAAAGAAGCTAGAAGATATGGTTATGAACAAGGTGATGAAGTAAGATATAAATTACAACCTTGGCAAATAATTCACTTTAAATTAGAGAACAAAGGTTTTATTCCTTATGGAGCAAGTCTGTTATATCCTGGATTGGCGACATTCAGAAGACTTAATCTTTTGGAAGATGTAATGATTGTTTATCGTCTTTCCAGAGCACCTGAAAGAAGAGTATTCTATATAGATGTAGGAAATCTTAATAAGGTAGAAGCTAAAAGATTTTTAGAGAAAGTAAAGAATTCTTATAGATCTTCATCTTTTATAGATGAAAATGGAAATATTAACAAGAAAGCTAGAATGCTTTCTATTACAAATGATATATTTGTTCCCGTTAGAGAAGGGCAACAAGGAACGAGAATTGAAACATTACAAGGTGGTCAGGCGCTTCATAATATTGATGATATGAAATATTTTAGAGATAAAATATTAAGAACTATGAACATTCCACCTGCTTATATGGGTGATGAGTCGGATAGAAGTAGAGGAAGTTTATCTCAATTAGACATTAAATTCTCCCGTTTCATTGAGCGTATTCAAACTCAAATTATTAAAGGTCTCAATAAAATCGCAGCTTTGGAACTTTTCTTTGCTGGTTACAAGAAAGAAAAGCTGAATGATTTTGAGATTGAACTAACTCCACCATCTAACATAAAAGAGCTTACAGAAATTGACCTTATGGGTCAAAAGATGAATCTGCTTGCTTCTATACAAGGACTTAATATTTTTAGTAATCAATGGATGCTTAAGAATATACTTAAGCTTTCTGATGCTGAGATTGTTGATATAGAACTTTATAGAAGACTTGAAGCTCAAAATGCGCCTCCTGGTGAAAAGGTTCCAGGAGCTATAGGGCTTCCTGGAACAGGTGCAGAAGCTCTTCCTGGAGAAGAAGGCACTCCAGGATTACCAGCTCCTGAAGGTGGTGAAGCAGGAGTTACTCCACCAGAAGAATTACCAGCTGGCCAAACTCCAGAAGTTGGAGCTACTCCAGAAGAGATAGTTGCTGCAACAATAATGAAAAATTTAGGGAAGGAATTTATTATGGAAAACCAAAAAGACTTCTTCAAAGTAATTAAACATATTAATGAGAAAAATAATGAATCTCCAATTAAAACTTTTAATGAATGGAATCAATTGAAAGAAGACTTGGGAGAAATTTTTGCAAAAGAAGAAACTGTACCTAATACAAATAATATAAGAAGACAATTTATTATTAATGAAATGGGTGGATTAAAATTTGAGAACGGTGAAGCAGCGAAAGTTGAGCTTTATGATCAAAAGGATTCTGATAAAGTTAACACCATAGTTTTGGGCTAATTGGAAAGATAATAGGGAAGTGAAGTGGATACATATAAGCGTTCTAAATGTACAATTAACACGTTACTTGATGAACTAAAAGAACGTTTTCCACGCTTTGAAAAGAATCAGATCTTTGAAATAGTTAAATCTGTCTACCCAGACAGTAATATTCCGAAAGAAAAAAGGAATATCTCATTTGACGGTAAAGTTTTTACAAAACCTTTAGCCGTTTCTCGTCGCGATAAAGCAGTATTCATAAAAGAACACAATAAAATGGCGAACTTCTTTAAGAATCTCACAAGAGGAGATTTTATTCAAGTTATAGAAACAGATGGAGTAACCGCCAAATGCGTCAATCTTTCATTGAAAGAAGACGTTAAACAGAAATACTATAATGATGATGCGAGCATTATAATGCTCGCATTCGAAGATGTAGCCAATGGAACAGTTAGACCTTTTAAAAGAAAGGTAGATAAATACATTGGCGAATACTAAAAACGGAGGAAAATTATGGCAGAGTTTACACTTAAAGAGTTTGAGAATCTTAATCTATACTCAAACGACAGTGTACAAAAAGTAGTAGCATCAGTGGTTAATTCTTCATCTAATGCAGTTCTTGTAAATATGTATGAAGATTCATTGATACTTCTTGATCACGAAGATGGTCAATTTTATATTGCAGACTATGACTTCAACGCAAAGGATCTCAAGCTTAGGATTGAAAACTTTGAGGAAGTTGAACTGCAAAGAGAAGAAGATAATTTTAAAGAAAAGGTTTATGAATTCTTCGATGATGAAGAAGGAAATGCCGTAGAGCTTGCCGATGCATATAAGGAAGATGTAATGGATCAAGAACATTATATCGCTGAACTTATTAATGACTCAATGGCAACTAAAGACTTTTCAGAAGTAACTGATTGGGCGCAAGTAAAAGAAGCTATTGACGATGAATCAATAGAAGAGCTTAAAAATGAAAAATTCTTCAAAGATTATGAAGAAAGACTCGTTACTCATCCGCTTACTGAAGTAAAAATGTTTGATTGGGAAAATCCAGTTAATGTGTCTCTTATAGAGACAGAGACTTCTACAATAGTTAATAGAACTGCTGTAGAGAAAGCTAATGATCTTTGGAAGAAAGATGAGTTTAAAGAAGCTTTTAAAGAAGTGGCAGAAGTTCTTGTTGATGACGTAGAAGAAGGAACTGAGAAGTTTAAATCACTTCTTGAAGATTATCCACAAATTTTTTATCTTGACGCTGGAGATAGAAAAACTCTATTTGGAAAGACAATTCTTGCAACTGCAAGTATAAGAGAAGAGATGAGTATTCTTATTAAAGGAATAGATATGCTTTTCGAAAATTTTGATCTTGCTGAAATGAGAGAAGAGTATCTTGCTGAAGACGACAATGAAGAAGATATGGATGTGGATGCAGAAGCAGAAGGTAAAGAGAAGGATGACAAAGAAGATAAGAAAGCTACTGAAGTTGAGCCAATTAGTATGAAGAAAATTGCTAGTGAACTTAAGAGTGTAGCAGAAAAGGTTGAAGACGAAGACCTTAAGAAAAAACTTGAAAATCTTATTTCTATGGTTGAAAAGGGATTGGAAGAAGGTACAAGACCAGACGTAATGAAAGAAGCTATTTCTATATTAACATTGTAGGAGGGAAAAATGAAAATTAAAGATATTATCGATGATGTCGAATTCGAAGATCTCCTATTAACAATTAATGAAGAAAAAGAATCTGATACTTATGTTAAAAAGGCCGTTGATAAAGTTGGTAAGAATGTTGAATACAAACAAGTAGGTGCCTTAAAGGGCGAAGGACTATCACCAGATTTAGGTCAATGGAAAAGATCTCACGATTCTCAAGTAACTAAAGCCAATAAGATTAGAAGTAGTCTTCTTGGTGGAATGGGAGATAAAGATAAGATTGCAGCAGCTTTAAGAGAGCTTAGAACTTTAACTTCAAATATTAAAAGCTTGAGAAGTAAGATTAATAAGGCTATTCCGAAAGCAGCAGCGAAACCAGGAGAGCAAGAAGCTTCAAGGGCAAGAGCATCAGCTGCTGAAAAAAAAGAAGCTGAAAAAACAGCTTGGAAGAGAAGGGTAGGAAGTAAATTAAAAAATCAAATGTCTAATTTTGGCGCTATAAGTAGGAACAAGTAATGGAAAGTTTATTTTTAGAAGACTTTAGTTTTATTGAAAAGTATGAACTATTTGAATCTGAGCAAGAAGGGAACAAGAAATTTTTTCTTAGGGGAGTTTTCTCAAGAGTAGATCATCCAAATAAGAATAAAAGAATTTATACCCGTGGTGTGATGGAAGATGCGATTAATTCAGTTAGTGAATCTATTACAAATAGAGGCTTGGTAGGTGAGCTTGACCATCCACCATCACCTAAAATTAATGTGAAGGGTATTTCACACGTTATTACTAAACTTACAATAGCTCCTGATGGTGCTGTTCTTGGTGAAGCGGAAGCTTTGAATACAGAACCAGGAAGAACACTTAAAGAGTTAATGGAAGCAAATGTAAGACTTGGTGTATCTACTAGAGGGCTTGGAAGTGTCGAGCCGTATAACGGACCACTTGTTAAGGAAGGTACGGGATATGTATCAGTAAAACCTGGCTATCGAATGAAAGCTATTGATATAGTTTTTGATCCATCACAGGAATCTTTCCCAAATTATGTAAGAGAAGAACTCGAACATCATACAGCAGTAAATCTTGGTGGTACAACAAAGTTCAGTAAAGTTTGGGAAGATGTATTCGAACTTTAGGAGATAAAAATGAGTAAAACTATAAACGAAATCCTGTTAAGATCTGGAACAAGAGAAAGACAGGATTATTTAAATGAAATGCAAGAAAGTGAAGAGTATCCTTGCAATCTATGCGGAAAGGCTTTTAAGTCACATGAAGAATATGATAAGCATAAGAGTGGTGAAAATAAAAAGAAGAAATTTTATTGTAAAGGCTTGAAAGAAGAATCATACGAAGAATTTGACGAAGAATTGTATGAATCTGCATCTGGTTATTTTGTTAGATATATGGAGAAAGCAGTTAGCAAACTTGAAGCAAAAGATTCTTTGACAGATAAGGAACAAAAGAGCCTTAATGCAGCTAAGAAAGGTCTTAAGACTTGGAAAGGAATAAAAGATGAAGCTGATAAAAAAAGGCTTGAGAAAAAGCTTTATAAGCAAGTGGCTACAATGGGAATACTTGTAAAGAAATCAAGAAAATTGGATGCTTCTGATACACCTTTTAAAAAGGAACAAAAGAAAATGAAGAATGCTTTTAATAAAGCTAAGGACTATTATGAATGTCAAAATTGTGGCAAAAAGTTCAAAGATATAAGTAAATATAAGAAACATATGAAATCTCATTTAGAGTAATACAAAAAGGGGCTATTATAGCCCCTTTTTTAGTAACTGGAAAGTTATTTATAGACGACATACATTCCTTTTTTATAAAGGAACCCGCCGATAATGTCATACATTAGTTATAATCGAAAAATTTATTTGGAGGAAAATAATGGCAGTAGAAGACGAAAGCGTTGATATTCTCAACGAAGATCTAAGTCCAGAAGCTGAATCTCTTCTTAGAGAAAAGTTGGAGACATGGAAAGAAGAAGTTATGGTTTCTTTGATGGATGAAGCCGAAGAAGAGAAAGAGAAAATGGTTCAAGAGTTAGAGGAAACTAATCTTGAATATAGAGAAAAACTTAAAGAAGAATTTGCTGGTAAATTACTTGAAGCTTTGAAAGAAGCTAAAGATGTTATCAGAGCTGAAGTGCTTGCAGAGACTTATGAAAATAATCCTGAGTTACAAGTACTTGAAACAATTAAAGAGCTTGTTGCTCCTACTCTTGATGAAGACTATCTTGGCAATGCATATGCTAATGAACTTCAAACTCTTAGAGAAAGAGTGTTAGAATTAGAGGAAGAAGCAAAGCTTGAAGAAGGCGCAAAAACTCTTGCTGAGTTAGTCGCACCGTATTCTGAAAAAACTCAAAACATTCTTATCTCACTTATTGATGAGGGTGGATCAGAAGAAGTTACTGAACAATTTTACGAGCTTATCAAGAACTTAGAAGGACTTGATGAAGAAGACGAAGATGATGAAGTAGACAATGATTTTGATGATGATGAAATTGAAGAAGACGACGACGATGAAGACGACGATGATGATGAAGAGGAGGATGATGATGAAGAAGAAGACGACGAAGAAGACGACGAAGAGACCGAGGAAGACACAGATGAGGAATTTGACACCTATATTAAAGAAGGTGAAGAGGGAGCAGAAAAGATAACTCCAATAAATTCCGTTAAAGAACTAATCAGAAAAAGATCTAAGTAAGTAAAAAGCAAAATACATTAAATAAAGCAACCCAACTTCTTATAAGAAGGGTTGCTTTATTTTTTTAGTACATTAAACTATAAAAAAATGGTATGTGTAAAGGTAAAACTTGAAAAGATAAAATTTTAATGGAGGAAAATTAGAATGCCTTATATGAGTAAAGATGCAAGAATTGCTGAAGAGCAACGTCTTACAAACAGGTGGGATTGGCTTACTGAAGATATTGAAGATTACGAACAAAAGTATAACGTTTCGTTAGTACTTGAAAATTCATACGATCAAATGTTAGCTAACCAACAAGTTTCTGAAGGCTGGCTTGAAAGTAACGTTCTTAATGAAGATGAGCAAGAACTTAATGAAGCACCTACAATTTCAACAGATGCTGGAAGTAACCTTATTCCTAGGATCTTGTTTCCCATTATTAGGCGTGTTTATCCTACCCTTATTGCTAATAAGCTTGTTTCAATACAACCTATTCAAGCAAGAACTGGTGTTATCTACTATATTAGATATGACTTTACAAATACCAAGGGTGGAATCACAGCTGATGATGAGTACACAGGTGTAATTCAACAAGGATCTCCCGCGTATTCCAGTTGGTATACAAGTGAGAAGATCGGACCTTTTACTACTACTATTGCTACAACTGGAGACAGTACAGTTATTGATTGTGGAACTGAAATTTCTGCTTTCTTGGGTGATACCCTTTACAATGCTCTCGGCGCTCTTCAGTTCTCTCTCAAGAGAATCGAAGTTTATAATAATGCTGATGGTACATTGTTTTCAACTACTATGCAACCTATGGTCGCTGGTGGTGGATCACCAACATGGTCTGGCGAATATGACACATATTATGATGTAAGTGCTGGCGATATCTATCTTAGAGATGTTGCTGATACTAAATCAGCTTGGGTTGGTGGTGAAGCAGTAACTGTATACTTAGTATACAATCAAGAAGCATCAGACGATATTCCTGAGATGGAATTCTCAATCAGCAGCGAGACTGTTGAAACAACCGAACGTAAATTGAAAGTACGTTGGACTAAAGAAGCCGAGCAAGACATGAGAGCTTATCACAAGATTGATGTAGAAGGAGAACTTGTGAAAGTTGCTTCTATGGAAATGAACTATGAAATCGACCGTGAAATCATAAGTTTTATTGGTGATCAAGTACAATCTTCATTGTCTTTCTTGCACGACTGGACATCTGATTCCCCTAATACGGGTAACAATGCAGCTGGAAACTATCTTGATAGACACAGAGCTTTGACTCAAAAAATCTATCAAGTAAGCGCAAAGATTGCGTCTTACAATAGACAAGGACCAGCGTCTTGGGCAGTTGTATCACCACAAATTGGAGCAGTATTTAACATGCTTCCTGACTATAAGGGTGAAATTGCTGCTGGATCATTTAATGTTTATGAAGCTGGAGCTTTGGGAAGTGGACTAAAGATTTTTGTTGATCCTAACAGAACTAGTGATGAAGTTCTTCTTGGATACAAGAGTTCAAATAGTACCTACGGTGCTGGAGTTGTTTACGCACCTTACGTAAACTGGGTATCTGGTCTTGTGACAGATCCTGATAACTTCAATAGTATTCGTGGATTCTTCTCTCGTTACGCTCTACACAAAGTAGTTCGTGGACAATGGCATTATGGTAAAATTACCATAAGCAACCTTAGAATATAATTAGTTTTTAAAAACTAAATAGAAAGCCTCCCATTTGGGAGGCTTTTTTTATTGTCCTTTTCCTTTGTACTTTCTGATTATTCCAATTGACTCTTGGATAATCTCTTCGTAATAACCTTGTATAACTTTAATTACCTCAAGTTTTTCTTTTCCATCATCTTCCATAGAATCAAGAGAATCAAGATTATCAAGTGTTATGGTTCCAACATTTCCCATGTCTTTTGATATATCATAAATAACGAAATCCCATTCATCATTCTTTGAATTCTTAGGATCATCATGCTTTAAGACAGCTGCGACTTTATACCCTTCAGGTATAATACAGCCAACAATATCATCGCCATAGTTATTCTCAATATAATCAACTATGAGATTATATTCTGGGAGATCGGGACTTGGGAGTCTTACAAGATCATCCTGTGATCTACGAGCCAAAAGCATTTCTTTTCTACTTGCCATTAATTACCACCTGTTATCATTATAATAAATTTCAAAATTATTGTCAACCTTCGTACACTATTCTCTTTATGTCCTTACTCATCCATCTACTTGTTTTAGTGAAGAATAAAACATTGCTTACACATTTTTCATATACACCAAAATCACTTGAGCCAAGATTGTCATAAAATTGACCGTCAGTAAGGACTACTAAGAATGGTAGTTTTTTTGGATCATCAATATTGAATTGAACCCTACCTTGATTAACTGCAAGATGATTACTTTTCTTCTCATATATATCAGTTAGATAATTAAAAACTGAATGTGGTATTGTGCCACCGCCACCTTTTACAGAAAACTTTTTCCAATCACCCTTTTGATAAAGTTTTATCCCTTCTGCTATCTCAGAATCCCATTGAATAGTTAGAATAGTTCCTTCTTTAGTAAATTCAAACCATTTTGCTAAAGCCTCTACTTCTGTAAAGAAAGTTTGCATTTCTCTTTTATCATAGAAAACACTACCACTTGAATCGATTGCTATGATTATATATTTTTGCTTATTGCCAACCTCTTCTATTTTATGCTTACACAGAATACCGTATCTACTTTTAGGATTCCAACCATAAGTTATAAAACTTTGTCTTGTAGTTTTAGTCTTACAATTATTTGAATAAAAGAGAGATAAATGTTTATTCAATTCTCTCTTCCAATTAGTCTTTGATTTATAAAGATTTTCAATAGAAGTTGAAAAATGTCCAGCAGTATTTCCTACTGATTTACCAGAATTTTGAATCATTTCTTTTGCTTGTTCAAAAATCTTTTTAGCTATAACTTCTTGCTCCACATCATCTACTTCATTTTGTGGTAAATGAGCATCTACAGGACCAATTGATTCTACTTCAAAATCTACTTTCTTTGAATCAGAAGCAGCTCCACCACGAACAACAGGAATGAGATCATCTATATGAAAATCTTTCTTAGCGTGAGGTTTTGATTCACCACCCATTATTTCTTCTTCAAACTCTTCTTTAGACATTGTTCCAACTCTATACATTGGATTGTCACAGCTATCTATTTTTCCATATTGATCCGTACCTTTAATTATAACAAAGGAACCTGGAACTAATAGGTCTTCCTTTTTAATCTTTTTATTGATTAAGTAATCATAAATTCTTCTTGTGGTGAAAGCATCCTTTCTAAGATCTCTATGCATTTCTCTATATTCTTTATCTACAACTTCACAACCATCTATGATCTTTGGTTTAATCCCAGTTTTAGAATTAGAGGTAGGCCATCTAGAAAGCTCTTCATTGATAACCATATCCTGTGCTACATTAAGAAGAATAGGATTCTCATCACGTAGGTCATCAAATCTATCAAGATGCTTTTTAAATATATGATATGCTTCATGTAAAATAATGAAGTATAATTCTTCTCTTGAATATTCTAATATTTGACTTTTATAATAAAACTTTATTCTTTTATCTTTTATTGTAACGCCAGCTAATCCATAATGAGGTAATATGGTATGTTCATCATCAAGAATGAAATCTGCATTAATGATAAACAGATAAAGAAGAGGTTCATTTATCTGTGCGAACATAGCTAACTTACTTATTTTTCCTGGTCTCATATAAAGAAATATCTCCTTTAATGTATCTCCACACATCCACTAAATTTTTGGCTGTTACTGATTCATACTCTGGGTCATATATACGATAATTTTCCTCATCATAATGTGCTAAATTAAACATAAAAATATTTTCCTCATCATAATGTGCTAAATTAAACATAAAAATATTTTCCTCATCTTCAAAATAGAAACGGCTAATTTCTTTGCTGCCTATAAAAAGTTCAGCCAGCAAAGAAAGTTTCTTATTAAATTTCTCGTTTTGAGGTATAGTAGAAGTCTCCGAAAGCATTCTTGTACCTTTTATTAAAAGTATTGAGCAATTCGTGTACTTCTTTGGCTAATTTATTTTTTGAATTATAAATAATATAAATAAAAGCACATAAATCCTCTGACGAAATATCTGTATCTTCAAAGTAAGAAGACAGACTAGCGGCTATTATTTTCAAGCTACCATCCCCTTCTTTAAGCTTATCGATTGTATAGCCAGCACTAATAAGAAGATAAAGAATTACTCCTGCTTTATCCTTAACGGCAAGAATCTTGTCTTTCACTTTATTATATTCGAATATAATTTCTTCTGCAAGAATTCTATTCTCAGCAAAGTAAGAATATCTTGACATAATTTCTGCTACTATTTTATGTCCTTCAAGTCCAAATTCATTTGATTGATTTGATAGAAACTTCATTTGATTATTTGGATCTTGAAAATACATATCAAAAGCTCTGTTTGAATCTTCTAACTCATCTTTAGCTAAATCACTATACTTCTTTGTTTCCGTAGGATCTAATTTCTCAAATTCTATAATTGCATCAAGCAACATATTGTCTGAAACAAGTGTCCAGGAACGGGGTGAAGCTGTTCGCTCTCCACCTCCCTCATCTGGACGGAAAGAGATGGGAATTAAGAAGGGGGAAGTATTCCCATCTTCCCTCATCTTATCCATTATGAAATACATAAGAATTGGAGAAATTCTACTAGACATAGCATGACTATCTCCATTAAAACTGAATGAGAAATTCTTTACTGCAAAATTCTTTAACCAGCTTTCAGCATTGTAATCAAGTAAAACAACTCTATGAAAACGTTCAGAAGTTGCTATGTCCATTTGATTAACAAGATTTAAATTCTCTGTATTCTCTTGTGTCTTAAAGTTTCCTGATCCAATAATAATAGTCTTCTCAGGAAGTTTATATTTCTCTGATCTTCCAGTAGTAGCATTAAAGTCTGCACTACCACCAATCTCGCCTGTGAGAACTAAGTTCATCACAGCCGCCATCTTGTCGCTATCAGCCTTATTAAATTCGTCCAAGTGTAAGAGCCATACTCGATCATCACCGGAAGGAGGGAGGACGGTAGGGCTAGCAAGACGAGTAACTTTAGTGCCTTCTCTGTCTTCAAGATAAGGGAATCCTTCAAATTCTTCTACAGGAATTTTTTGGATTTCGAGTTTGTGATATATGCAACTATGCTCTTCAGCTATAGCTTTTATGATTTCTGATTTACCTACGCCCGTAGGTCCATAGATAAATAAAGAATGAAAGTTTTCGAACTTTCTTCCTTTTTGTGCGAGATTAATTAATCTAATAAGTTCTTTCCTTAACGTCTCATAGTCTACGCTTGCATTATTCAAGCTAGGCATTTTCTTATCAAATTTAAATTTGGTAAAACCAAAATCTACTTTCTCTTGAATTTTGAACGCTATTGCGTTTCTATCCATTCATAACTCCTTTTTTCATTTAATTAATTATACAATTTTTAAACTTCTTTGTAAAGTTCATGTTCCATAGAAATATTTCCAACTACATCAATAAAACTTTCACTTACTTCTTTTTCATAAATACTAATAGTTATATTTCTTATTTCAACAAATTCTCCTTTTTTATTTATTCCATTTACATCTTTCATAAAATAAAAGACTTCCTCCCCTATACTATTTTTATAATTTACAGTAGGTTGTTCATTGAACAATAGTCCTAAATAAACAAGTTTACCATCCATTAAAGAAATATCTCCTTTAATGTATCTCCACTTAAAGTAATAGAATCTATAGAATCAAATCTGCTATCATAAACAAAATAAACATCTGGCTCTAAAGGATTTGCGCTTGAATCAAAAAAATAAAAAGTTTCATAATCCTTAAAATCCGAACTTTTCCTACCATCAGCACCTGGATAAATATCATATGGTTCTTTTAAATATAATAGCCCTAAAAAAGAGAGCTTTGTATTTTTTTTACCCATACACTATTATAAATTTTTCATTAATTTTCTTCAACTATTTTTAAGTAAAGATAAAATAAGAAATATGAACAGATTAATAACGATACGTCCTACGGACAAAACTAGAAGAATTCTAAGCAAGAAAGAAGATATGTCTTGTGAAGTTGAAATATTGCGTGAAGGTATATTCGAAGGAACTATAGTAAATATGACTTCTTCTGGTAAGTTTGAAATCAGATTGACTGAATTAATAGAGGTTAAGTAATGGCGGTTATAGAGAGATTTAACTATTTAGATTATAGTACCGATGCTTCATTTTATGGAGATACCACTGGAAGAATAGAATTAGCTGGATATCCAAGTGATTTAGTATTAGCTACTTCATTCGATAGTGACATAGATGCTGATTATGCAATATCAACCGTTACTGGAGTTGGAGGAGATACTGTATCTATTGAGAATTTTGGAGTATTTGGACAGCATGTACTAATCTCAAATGGTGGTTATGTTAGATATGATTTAGCTAATTTTGAATCTATGACAACAGAAGGTTCTGTTAAGTTTAGAGTTAGACCTAATTTTAATAATAATGGTGGCTATCAACAATTCTCAGCTACTACCGCACCAACAATACCATCTGGTGGAGATTCATATTACTTTAAACTTTTTATAGGTGGTGATTCTTTTGGAGATACTTATGTAGCACTTGATGAAGGTGATGCAATGATTGATATCAGTAATGCTGTTAATCTATCTATTACAGGAGCAACAGCTTCAGTAACTGGTGACTCTAAAGTAAGAGTTACTTCTGATACACTTGGAGATAGTATTTTAATTTCAGCTCCAGCTAGTGGAAACAATCTTATTACCTTAATGACTTCTGTTGAGACAGGTAAGATTCCTAATGCTCCAGTTGCAGATACAGAGATTTTAAGTTTTTATAATGGAAGTGGAGATTCTAATAGAATCTCTCTTATTCACGATACAAGTTCTAATATAATTTTAAGAATGTATGATGATAATGGAGATACTCAAGTAAATGCAACTCTTGGATTGTGGAGTAATCATTATCTTAATTGGAATGCTTTTGAATTAAGTTGGAATGAATCTTTAACTCAACTCTTCTTAAATGGAGCTCAGTTTGGAGTTACTACAACTGGATTTAGTAGAGGTGATAGTACATATTTATTCTTACAATCAAATAGCGGTGATACATATAGATATGATGAATTATTAGTTTATAATGAATATCAAAATAATGGAGCTTATACAGTAGAAACTACTGCATTGCAACAATATGATGATACAGAACCTTATGTAGATATTCACTTTGGTACAGGTTTTGTTGAAGGTGAAGTAATAGATTTAAACTTAATTGCTCACGCAGATACTACATATGTAGTAAAAATTGGAGCTACTTGGTATTATTATTTATCTGGATCTTGGAGAGTTTCAGATGGTAGTTATTCACAATCAGTAACTCCTGGAATAATGGAAACTCAATTCTCTGATCTTACATTTAATTCAGATGCAGATTTAATCATAAGAGCTTATTTTAGTTCAGATGGTCAAGAACTTATATATCTTGATGAGATTGGAATAGTAGTAGAAACAGGTGCTGCTGAAACAGCTATCATAACTGGTACAGTAGATTTAACTACTGCTGTTGATCTTTCAAGTAATTACCTTTTAACTATTACAACTCAAGCAGGTGATAGTGAAGTAAATTTAAAGACTGGTGCTGGTGACACTACTGCCATAACATTAGCTGAGATTAAAGCAGCTATAGATGCAGCTAATGTTCCTGGATTAGAAGATGCTACAGATGATGGATCTGGACATTTAGTTCTTCAAACAACAGCAACAGGCACAGATGCTACTATCGCCGTTAGTTCTGGTGCTACTTTTGATGCCTTGGCAACTGTATGGGGTTTTACAGCAACTGATACGGGAGAAATTGCTGTAGGTAGTACGGTAGATTATAGTGATTTATTTAGATACATAAGGGCTAAACTTGGTGAACCATTGATACCTACTGAAATAACAGATGAACAACTTGAAGATTGTTTATCAGATGCTATCTATCACTATAATAGAAGAAAAAATTTCGAAGAGAATGTTCTTTATACTAATCTATCTGGTAATGCAAGAAATGGATTTGATATACCAGCTACAGTTGGTGGATCAGATAACATTATAGATATTATAATGAGGCCAAGATTTCCATTTACTTATTATGCAGGACGTACTGATTTAATTACAAATCTTTATGTACAATATTTATTCCAAAGATATAAGTCTGGATTTACACAAATTCTTACTGATTACTATGTTACTATAACAACTGAAGAAGATATTAATGTAGTTCTTGGTACTCAAATTAAATGGGAAATATTAAACGGAAAGTTATTCATTTGGCCTGAGCCAGATGCAATGGATATAGCGATTAGATATAAAGGAAGCCTTACTGCTTCAGAAACTGTAAGTAATTATTGGGTAAGACAATTAACATTAGCGGAAGCTAAGATAGTACTTGGAAACATAAGATCAACATTTAAGTCAGGAATTCCTGGTGGAGCTGAGATGCTTCAACTTAATGGTGAAGATTTAAAGCAAGAGGGTTTTCAAGAAAGACAAACTCTATTAGAGAAACTTGATAAGAATCAAGAACCACTGTTCTTGGAATTCTTCTAGGAGATAAAATGGAACTTAAAGATTATTTGGAAGAAAAAGAAATAAAGCAAATAGAAAAAGAACTTAATGAAGATGTAGCTACTTTTATCGGTACAGCTTTGGGCTATGGAACTGTTGGTTTGTTAGGTGCTTTCGGTGGATCTCTTTTAATTCTTGGTGGAATAAAAGCTGCTAAGGGATTGAAAGGTCTTTGGCAAAAAATATTCAAAGGCACTAAGGAATTATTTAATCCAGGTAAAGTAGTTAAAGAAGTAAAGACCGATGCTCGGGTTAATAAAGTAAAGCAACAAATGGAAGTGGCTAAAAGAAAATATGAAGATGAATTGAAATATGTTTATATAGCAATAGCCAATAAAGATTTTCAACAAGCGAGAGAAGAGTTTGAGAAAATTTCTTCAAACCTACAAAATACACCTGATGTGCATAAATCAATAATAACAGAAATTACTAAATCATTAAGAATGCCTCCTGTTTATATTCAAAGTCCTGGAAATAAAAGTTATCAAGCAGTTAAAAAAGTAATAAACATTAAACTTGCAAGAGCTGCGGCTGCTGATGTAGAAAAAGCATGGCAAGGTGCTAGTAGAGAATAACTGAACGAAAGAAAATTCAATCAGCATAGATCCTAGATTTCAAAAAGAAATTCGTGGTGGGAGAATTGCTCCTTTAGTAGCTGGAAGATCTTATTCTGATATATTAAAAACAGATCCTGGTTGCGATGAGATACTACAAAGAGAAAGAGTTACTACAACTTCTTCTTATATAAGTAAAGATGGAATAAGAGGGACACCTAATTTTACACTTAGAAGATCAAATAAAGAAGATTTTGACGGAGAATAAAAATGGCTTTAACAGATTCTAGTGGTTTTGTTGACTTAGCTTCTACTGGCGAATTAAATTTTACAATTGGTGATACTACATGGGATAAATTTTCATTCCAAGCCGATTTTTATACTTCTGAACCTTGGGCAACTGGATACAAGGTTAAAGGAGACAGCACCTCTACATCTATTGACTTAACGACTGCGGTAGAAAAAGAAATAAAATGGGGTGTAAATTTACAAGACGTTGACCCAGACCATGTAGTTGTCGGAATGATCGATTATGGCTTTCCGTCCAGCACGTCTTACGTCCGCTCGGGTGTGGATGTATATATTGACTCTGCGGTGGAATTACTCAGATCGAATCCTCGTTTGTAGCAGGGGGCTATATGTTTTACGCACGATTCGCGATTCGCGCCGTCATTTTGCTGGCCCTGGGATCGGTGTCAC